CCCTTGTATCCTGATGCGTTTAATCCTAATACACGTGCAGCATATCTAGCATATCCTAGACGGTGGCTACCTAATCTGTATCCTGTTGATAAAAGTTTTCTGAGGCCTAGCATATTCCAACCAGCTTGTTCTGGAATAGCTTCTGCCGTTTCTTCTGTTACTTCACCTATGGCAATGGTCTTTTGCTGTGTTGGTAAACCATCAGCAGCCTCAATAAACTTTTCTCCGTCTAGTTCACTGCGTAGTATTTTGTCTGCTAGAGCATCTACGTTGTATTCATCGTGAAATCTTTGCTCTGCTGGTGTCAATGTTTCTCCACGCAAAACCTTTTGTGCAATCCTTGCACGATGCCCAGCACGAACAAAAGCTGTAGCACCTGCGTTCAAACCGCCAGCTAGGGTAGCCCCTAAACCACCAGCAATAATTACGTCACTAGCAGTTACGTCATATTTTAAGTTTGCACGGATGGCTTCAAAGGCTGCTGTTTCTGCACCACCAATTACTGCTCCATACTTAAACGCACGTCCTACATTGTAAGCTTTCTTAGCTGTACCTGCTACCAATGCAGCACCACCCCCTACAGGACCAGTCATAGCTGTTGCAGCAGCAGTAGTACCAAAGATAGCTGCCCACTCTACAGGGTCAAACATAGCAGCTAGGGCGGTTGCTGTAACACCAGACCAACCGTCCTCTGCTATTTGTCTTCTGTTTGCCTGTGTGCGTAAGTAAGATTCACGTGTTTTCATGGCTGAATTTACACCACGTAATTGTGCATCTTCTAACACCTCACGTGCTGCTAGAGTTTCTTCTAGCCCTTCAGTTAGTTGTTGTACCAACTCAGGTGTAAACTTAGTTACAGGTACGCCTGATGATTGAAACCTATCTAGGTTATTATAGACGGAAGTGGCAATCCATTCCTCTTCCACCGCACTTCCTAAACTATTAAGAAATGTAGAACTTCTGCTGTCAGCCAGCACCTGCTGCTTAGTCAGGGCAGCTTCGTCCACAGTCGTGACTAAGGGTAATGCGTCAGGATTGACACCCTTTATGCCAAGACTTTGGAGAAGTTGTTCGTTTTCAGTAGCCATAGTTTGACCTTCCGTCCATAATATTATCCAAATATGTTATCATACATACTAGTAAACAGGTTCTTTGCTTTCTTTACTGCTTTTCTAGTGTACACGCCAGCTTTTAATTCAAGCATAGAAGGTAAGCTTTCAGTAGGAATGTCAGAAGCATTTTGGATTCTTCTGAAATCAACCTGCTTTTCGTTCATGTTGTAAGAAGACATGGTTACCCTATCACCAGTGTTACCACCAATAAAGAATACCTCATCACCTTCTACTTTTACAACAATGCCTACGTGACCGTAGCCTAGCTTAAACTTTTTACGCTCTTCTGCCGTGTGTTGTTTAATCATCACATCACCAGCTTTAACTTGTGTAGGTTCTACTTGAGTACCAACATTAGTGTAAGCTTTAGCACGTATCTGGTCAAACTTGTCTGTACCAAATAGAGCCTTAGTGTCAATGCCTGAATCACGCAAGACCTGTGTTAAGAAAGCAGCACACCACGCTTTATTTGTGGCAAACTCTTCTACTGTTTCTTGGTCTGGGTTCCAATCACCCACAGATGTTTCAAAGAAACCTTTAACAGCAGCAGCACCCTCATCTGTGTTCTCATCAATACCGTAGTATTTATAAGCAGCATCAGCAGGGTTCTGCGCTAGGGCAATATCTACAACAGCAGAAGCTGTTGGGACATCACCCACCTTTAACTGTTCTTTCTGTGGAATAAGGTCTGTATCAGCGTGTGCCTTAGGTATAACCGCTTCAAAGATAGATGCGGCTGCATCACCTGCACTACTAGCAAGTTCATTAGCTACTTTTATAGCCCTGTTCTTAGTCTGTGTAGCCCACTTGGTAGCGGTAGCAGTACCATCTTCTGCAACATTGTAAAGCATATTAAACTTAGCCTTGGCAAGAGCAGTAGCCTGTTCTGCGGAACCTTCTGCATACTGTGCAGCTTCCTTAATTGATTCCATAAACTTAGGCCACTCTTTGGTGACATTAAATCTACCTAGCTGATAACCCATTTGAATCATACCAGACTTTGCTGTTTCTGGGAGGTTCTCAAAGCCTTCTACTGCGTCAGAAAAGTAGTTAGTTATTTTATCTACTTTCAAAGCAACTACAGCAGCAGATTCCTCAGGCTGTACGTTGTTAATGTCGGCAATAAGAGCCTTCTCATCATCCTCTAGTGATTCAATCTGTAGGCCGTGACCAACTGATTGCTTACCCATGTCATCGTAAGGGGTGTATTTAAAACCCTCATCCTGCATGATGGTTGCAGTAGCGTTGGCTGGTGCTACAATAGCATCACCCACGCCGCCTACTACACCTTTAATTTCTCCACCAACATCTTCAAACATCTGTTCTGCTGGGAACTCTTCAAAGATGTTAGGCATACTTAAACCAGATGTCAAATCTGCTCTTGCTTTGGCAGCAGCTTCAGGCGTTACAGTTTCTCTAACTTGTCCTGTACCTAAAACTTTTCCTATCAAACCCTTTACATATTCAGCTTCTTTTGCCATACCCTCTATTGTAGGAACAGGGCGGCTATGTGTAAGGCCTCTGGTTAAAATACCATAATCTAGATTTAAAAGATTATCTAAATCTTTTGCAAAGCCACTTTGAGATAAATCTCCAAATGTCCCTGCTTGTCCTACTTCACCTGTACCACCAAAGTATGTAAGGTTCTGGTTAATGGTATCTTCTATGACTTGCTGAGAATCAGACAACGCAGCGTAATATGAGAGTTCATCTGGTGTTGTGTAACCAGTAGAAAACTCGTTATCCTGTGTCATCACTGTGGCTTCAAGATTATATAACTGCTGCTTGTCATTAAGCAGTGTTATTCTATCTATTTGCCCACCCATAACACCTAAATATACAGGTATGTCTTCCCTTGTATCCCATGTATGAATAGAAGTAGCTGTTGGATTTGTTGGATTAGGTAACAAAGCTACAGTATATTCACCTTTTTGTAATCCGTGTACACTAAACATGCCTTGGGCAAATTTATCCGATTGAGCCAAAACTCTATTATAATCAGATATAATTTCTGTAGCATTTAAGCTTTCATCTATTCCAGTATTTAGTTGTTTATAGGCATACTTAGTTCCATCACTTGATTCAGGTATGGGATAGTCTTTAGCCATTTGAGAGGCCACTTGTTTTAAAGCATCCTCATATTTTACTTGTCCTGTTTGAAGTAAATGATGTACACGATTTGCAGCTTCGTTAATTATAGTAGCTGAATTATAAGTTTCTGTAAGGTCTGTCCCAAACATATCCGTTAATAAACCAGCTTCCATAGAGGCAGATACATCTTCTAATATCTTTGTTGGGCGGGGGATAGTAAAATCCATGCGTTGTACTATGCTAACAGCATTACTATAATTTTGTACTGCCTTTCCGTCTTGCTGTACTTCACCAACCCTAGCTTGTTCCTGAACAAAAAATTCTAAAGCATCAAATTTTTCTACATCTTCTTCGGCTATATCCAAAGCTTTTTGCACATCTACGCCAGAGTTTCTCAAAGCTTGAAATGTTTGAAACCCTAATTGTAGCTTTTCATTTGCTTCAGGTGATGATACATCTTGACCTGCACTAAATAAAGGAAGAATATCCGTAACTCTGTTTTTGAATACTTTAGGAACGTACCCCCACTTTCCAAACAAACGAGATTGTTGACCAGTTAATTCACCATTAGGGCCACCTAAAGCTTTGAACTCTTCATTAGCAAAGATAGCTGCATCTAATTCTGCATCAGTATATGTACCTTCTGTGCCATCAATCTTTCTATATTTTTTAGTAATAGAAGAAGCATTGCCAGTATTAACAGCCTCAGTAACTTGCTCATTTATTGATGTAGATTTAGCAGTAGCATTATAGGTAGTTTTTCTTTCTGTCTCCCTAGCTGCTAAGATAGCAGAGTTTTTAGCAGCATACTTACCTACACCTAACTGGTTTTTAGATAAATTAGCATCACCCAACCATGCTACTGTAGGCGTATCTGCACGATACTTAGTCTCATCAAAAGCAAAGTTTCTTACTACATTATTTAATTCTTCAAAGCTAGAATAAAGGTCTGAGTTAGCTGCATAATGGTTGTTGATTTGTGCATTAACTTCTAATGCAGCATTTTCCATAGCATTAGGCACACCATTAGCTATATCCCTAGCAGCTTGGTCATTGATAGCTGTTAGGGTTGTAGTCAGTGCGTTATTTAACTTACCTTTGTTATGCGCTTCTTTAGCAGTTCTATATGTAGTATTCCCCCATATCATTGAAATGGCTTGTTGGTCTTCTTTGAAGCCTTCAATAAACATGGGGTCTACAAGACCTTCTAGTGACTTAGTATATTCATCTACAGTTTTCTCACGTAAAGCCAGTACATCAGCAGTATCCATGTCTAGATACTCTGGTTTGAATACTAATTTACCAGCTTCATTGGTAGTATAGTATTCTGCATCCATATTAGCTTCTAGAATTTTACCAGCTTGTTGTAATTGATTTAACTGCCTTCTAGTCTTATTAGTTTCTAATTCTCTTTCACGCTTTAATCTATCAGCTTTTCTTATTTGAGCGTCTGCTTCAATAGCAGGACTAATTGCTGATACAAACTGAGACAAAGGACTAGCTTGAACCTGTGATTCAGGTGGTCTTACATATGTTTCTACAGGGGCAGCTTGTGGACGTAAATCAGATTGTGTGGGTGCGTTTAGTCTACCCACTTGTACTCTTTTTTCTGCCATAGTACCCTCTTAAAAATTTCTCATAAAGAATAAAGCATTTTGATTACTTGCTGGTAATGGTGTTGAAGCTGTTGATACAGGAATAGTAGGTTTAGGTGTAGGCATAGGCACAGTTGAACCCTTACTTGCCACACTACTAGAAAACGGAGATTTACCTGTCATCATAGTTTCGGTAGCATACATATTAGCAGCAGTGTTGATTGCATGCATAAGCATATTAGGCTTTTGTCCACGTGGTAGTGAATTAATCCTGTTCATCATCTCAGTATTGAAGCCTTCTTTTTCATCTTCAATCTGGTCTAGCGTCATACGTAGGTTATCATTGAGTACTGTTTCACCACGTAGCTGTCTAGCTGTAACCATGTTTGCTTGAGCATCAATACTCTTACCACCTAAACCTGCTTCACCAGCAGCTACTACACGTGCTTCCCTAGCTTCCATAGATGCAATAGCTAAGTCAAACTTTTGACCTGCTGTAGCTTCTGCTTCTTGTATTGCCCTACGGTTTAAGCTTTGTATCTTTAAGTCACGTGCTACAGCAGCATTAACTCTGTTCTGTAAAAAGTCATACTCAGTCCATGCTGCTTTGTTTTCTGCATCAAAGTAATTGGCTACACCCTGTACACCGACAGCAATAGTCAATGGGTCCATTATCGTATCCTCACAAATTCTAGAAATGGTTTATTACCTACGCCCCATTTCTCATGTTTCTTGATAAATGTGAAACCAACAAAACGTAGCCAGTTGATA